CATGCTCACCCATAATATGAATCATCATTTTTGTTCACCTTCTTGTGGTTGTGTAAAGTGGTAAAGAAGAACAATATAATGGATTGCTTTCATAAGATCCTTCTTATTGAATCCATCCTTCTTACCATATCTCATCAAATACTTAATAGCAGTATCTCTAGAAGTAGTATCAACACTACCAAGAGAATCCCAGACATCAATAGTCTGGATCTCTTCCTTACCAACATAATGTTGGTTATAGGTCTTACTGATATACTCTAGTACTTCGTTGAGGATCTTGTCCTCACGGAATCTATAATTAATAGTCGACATAATTTAAATACCTCGCAAGGAGAGTGTCAATGTAATCCATATTATACTTGGCCATGTTGAAAAAGTCAATGTTGACATCAGCTTGTTTGAGATCAAAGTCAACTTCCTTCTCATACTTACCATCATAGATACCAGTTGGACTACCATCAAATGTACCACCATTTAGTCCCAACCAAACGGCAGCAGAACTATCCCAAGTGTCAATGTACTGCTTGAATGGTGCCATCAACTTAATCTCGTTAGGACCATCAACCATACCTAGGAAGTGAATCTTCTTATTGTTATCCTTGATACGGTCAAGGATTCCTCTCTGCTTCAACTCTTGCATAAACATATAACGAGCAACAAAGCGCTGGAGCTTATTGCCTTTCTCTACATTGTATGCATTAGGTACAGCAAGAATCGATACACCGATATAGTCTACATGCTTAGATGTGGATGCCCAATCAAATGCGCTGATCAAGTCTTCCTTATCACCAACCTGTGATTGAGGACAGAAGAATGTACCATGGCCCATGCTTCTAAACATTGGAGCAAGATCAATAGCAGCTTTAATAGTCTTAGAAGAGTGTTCAGCTGGATAGTCAGACATAACAACATAATCTGCCCTAACTAGCTGAGCCATCTCTAATACCTTCATGGGGGTTAGCATTGGCTTACCTTGCTTATACATCTCAAAGGCACTATTATCCATAATAATCATAGCCTTATCTCGAGACTTGATTTCCTTATAGAAGGATGTGTACTCATCACTCGTTTCAATAAGGTGGGCAAGAGTTAGGTGTGCCTTGTAACCCTGTACAAGATCCAAAAACTCAACAGGTGCAATATGGCAAAAGTGTGTCATAATCATTTATCCTCTACCGTTAAAATGGGACGGTAACGCTCATAAACAAGCTCACATCCATTCTCATTATCTTCACTTACAATGATTGTACAATCTCTATCTGGATACTGATTCTTCAAGTATGCTAGTAGTTCTTCTGCAATCATTTCGCATGACAGGTAGTCTAGCTTGAGAGTTCCACTACCATACAATGCTTCTAATTCTCGTTTTAAGAGAATAAACTCGACATCACGGTCGTCATGAAACACTTCAAGATAAACCTTAAAGTGGAACATATGGCGATGTGGGTTAGCTAGGAAACTAACTTCTTTTAGTTTCTCATCAGTAGCGGCAGCTGGATAGCAATGGATACCTTCCTTTTGGAATGTTACCCAAATCTTTTTCTTAATCATATAATTTCAACCCTATACACTTTGAGCAAATCGCCGTAGCGACCATAACGAATTGAAGATAGGTATGGATTCTTATCCTTATTGTGTTTGGGGTCCATTGCTTGAATTAAGTTCTGTTCAGCAAACTCAATATGAGGCTGCTGACATTCGAATGGCTTGATCAACCATACAAACTTCCACGACTCATGCTCTTCAAGCAAAGTTCTAAAGTGGGTCATATCATAACCCTTTTCTCTAGCCTTTCTATGGTTCTCTTCTAGTTGCTTTAAACCAAGAGATGTTGAACCAACATACATTAGCTCACAGGCATCATTATAGACACCATATACGCCTCTATACCTATACTCTAGTGGATCTTTTATACCAGACACCCTGGAACCTCACGTGGATCAAACTTAGATGTTACGGCGATAGCATTCCAAGGATGGAGACTCTCTTCATGCGAGATAGCAAGTGAGAAGTCCTTAACTCTACCCTTGTTGTACCATTCGTCCAATGCAGCATACATTATACGGCAAACATCTTCAGAGAACAACAAGTTGGCGCCATTCAATTCAGCGAAGGCTTGTTCATCTCGTCTCTTGACCACAATCTGTACTTCAGTTGGAATATGCTTTCTGCAAAGCTCAACCAAGTCTTCGAACCAAATGATCTTAGCTGGATCAAACTCTACCTTAACCTTAAGAATAGATCTCTGGCTATGAGCATTAGCAGCTGCGTTGCGATGAGTACGAGCATCATATGCCAACTCAAACGAACAAGGACAGGTTGAACTATACACATAGTCAATAGTAATGAAGAACTTATACTCTCCATTATGGTACTGACCTTCTAATTCAGTCTTATAGGCAATATGACCACGAAGCTTCTCTTCAAAGTTATCGTCTCTACGTGAACGGAGAGCTTCTTGCATCCAAGGATACTTAAAGCGAAGCTTACAGTATGCACTCTTAGACCCTTGCTTCTCGGCAAGCTCCTTTAGTGCTCCTTGAATGCCATCGATCGAAAGGTGGTCTTTGATCTTATTATGCATAATGAGATAGAGTCTCGAGAGATTCAATCCCTTAGCATTAGGGTCATCCAAAGAGCAATAAAGGCTGGCTTCTGCCTGCAATTGTTGTGTGTTACCATCACGGCGCTTAACCATGATAGGAAGGTCAACTGGAGCAATACCTACCTTACGGAGAGGAACTCTTGCACCAGGTAGAACTGGATTAACTTGAGGGTCTGGTAACTCCTCACAATAGAACTTATCATCATAATTAAATACAAGATCTGGCATCTTGTTAGAGTAATCAATACCCATTATCACACCTCACGATTTACATAGAAAGCAGAGTTGAACTCATGCTCATATATCTCTACATTATCAATCCAAACACGGTTGTCAGTCAACTCTTTAATTTTTGGATTAATGTTATCAAATACAAACTTACAAGAGCCTTCGATACCTGGACCCCACCCCTTTGTTACATCCATAACATTAAGGTTGATGCCATCCATCTCATGCATCTCTTTCCACATCTTAAGTAAAGGGTCATCAGATGCAATTAACATTCTATGGTCCCATTGATCTTCAAGCCACTTCTTGACCCACTTAAGGTCACCAAAGTCCATACACCACATCTTGTCATCTAGTGTAGTACATGCAAAGGTAAACTTAACATAACGGCCATAACCATGAGCCCACTTACAATGACCCTTATCTCTCCACTGACGATGACCAGTAGAGATAGGACCTATTCTTTTTGTTGAATAAAATAAACTACTCATTTAACCTCCCACCAAAACTCAAACCACTCTGGGGTTTTCTTTCTTGAAATCTTAGTACCATAGAAGTTGGGTACTATACTCTGATCCTTGTTATAAATCAAGGAGGCAACGTAAATATTATTGTAATCTAATTTCTTACAAACAGATAGATTCCAATCTTCGAACATAGTCCTTAGAGCTTCTCCGCTATCGACAATATCATCAACAACAAGCACCTTCTTGCCATTGTTAATATCTTCTGGTACCCAACAGTTAGATTCTTTATTCTCATGGTCTCTTGTCGACCAGCTGATTGGAACTAATCGCAATCCAAGCTTATGGGATAGTACTACACCAGGAATCAAACCTCCTCGTGATAGTGCTACGATATAACTAAACTCAACTTTTGATCTCTTGATCTTTCTGACAAGGGTATCGATATCCTTATCAAAGTCTTTAATTTTATACTTAATTAACTTTGCCATACACCTTTCCTAAACCATGTTACGAGAACTAATCTTTTACCTTTTGTGACTTCTACAACGCCATGATCAACTGCTGTATTATAATAAATTGTCCGGCCAATAGGTTGAGGTAATGATCTTTCATTATCACCTCGGCCAACTATAATATCGCCACCTATTAAATCATCTGATTTGTCTATTAGGGTGATTGCAGTACCATCAACAGTATCAGGGTTATCTTGATGAGTCTTAGCATATGCCCCTGATTGATATTCTAAGAAGTAATTGGTTACTGAGCACTCGCTACCATGAAACTTAATTAACTTAGATTGAATACCATCCCACAAATCTGATCTTACCTTTCTAATGTTACATTTGTATACATTAAACAAATTAACATCTTGAGTGTGGAATTGTTTTGGCGAATTGTTATAAAGTTGCCTTAGATACTCCAACTCTTTTTGATTAATAATATTACTTGCTTTAATCATTAAACACCAATAGTGTTACCCCACAAGTACACATGGACTCGTGCAGAGACATTATAGCCTCTCTTATAGGCTTGTTCTGCAATTGCACCAGCACTCATGTAACCTTCTAGCTCACCAGTCTGACCTTCTTCCGTAGCACCAACAGGCATAATCCATACAGGAAATGTTGCACCAGCCTTACGATATTGGTCTACAACATATTCTACTTCATCCCAGGTTTCTTTCTTGCCATTAACAACAAATTTCATTTGCCCATGGCCTCGAGATAGCCTGCAGTAGTCAGCTAGAACTTCAGGAATGATTGCATCTTTATTGGTCTCGCCAGAAGTAGTAAACAACTTAGGAGAAGATGAAATGAAGATCTCTCTACCTTGCTCCCTCCAGTTTGTCATAAAGTTAACAAACTCTGTCTTTAGTTGTTGAGTGGCATTAGTCTCAAATGTAATAAACTTAGGATTGTTCTTGGTACTATCAAAGTAATCTAAAACACCAACAATACAATCCTGTGCATGTTTCATTAGAGGTTCGCCGCCAGTGAAGCACATATGGATTGGCTGACCAGATGGATGATCAAACTTAGCATCTATATTATGCTCGGATCTAATGTGTTGTAGAATCTGGTTAGCAATAAACTCAGGTGTACCCTTATGCATTAGATGCTTGAACTTCTTTGCCCAAGAGTAGGAAGAATCACAACCATACTTCCATACAGGCAAGTCTTCTACTCGCTTGATGAAGTCTACATTAATTTCTTTATAGGGAAGCTTATAGGTAGATGGATCAGTTGGATCCTTTTGACCAAAGCCATCACATTGGAGATTACAGAGGAAGAATCTCAACCAGGCAGTTGGTATTCCAGTATATCGACCTTCACCCTGAACAGAATAGAAGATCTCAGAATAATGATATTCTTTTTGCATTACAGAAGCCTCAAATTAAACATATTTATAACGTACACTATACATCAACGCATGGTTATTTTCAACTATCTCCATTCAGGACCTTGAACCCATATCACTAACGATTTACGTATACCACTTGTTACTTCTTGTACCGAATGGATTGCAGATGGTCTGAACAGGATTAAACTACCTTTATCTTCCTTGAATGGTTTTTTGGCAATCACCAATTCACCACCCCCATAACTGTCTTTATCCGATAACATCAAGACCATACTAATTTTTCTGTGGGTTGTTTTGGAATCGTTTAAATTTAAATCTCTATGTTCAATGTAGTGTCCACCCACATTGTACGTAGTGTGTTGTATCTCTAATTTCCTATAGATGTTAACTCCAAAATCATCTTGGTAATAATCAATGTATGGAAATACATTGTTTAATATATCTTGATATAACTTTCTGTATTGCAAGCCAATTGGTCTGACCTCACAGGACCTTATACTCTCATTATCGGTTGCTTTCTGTGTTGGATCTAGAAACGATCCCCTATTACCAGGAATAGTTTCGCATGCCACATTCCAGTTATCAATTGTAGTATTAGCAACAGCTTGCGGTATGGTAATAACAAGTTTACTATCCACACTACCTCCATGCTGGTCCAGTAATAAAGATAAACAGAATGTTTCTAGTACCAGACGTGATTGGTTTAACCATATGGGGTGAGAATGAGGTAAACAAAGCTACAGTACCCTTCCCTTCAACAACTGGTCTTTGGCGTAGGTTTGGATCAAATACAAACTCACCACCTTCATACTCCGAAGGGTCGGACAGCATTACAGTTAACGATGCCTTCCTATCTCTTTTTAAATCTTTAAATTCATCGCTTTCCAGAGCAGCGTTTATATTTAATGTATCATCATGCCAACCCACACCATGACCTGCTTGATAGGTTATGTGTTGAATAGCACCATCAATTTTATAATCTATATCTACGTGCAATTTCGAGATGTGAGCTTTTGTATACTCAATCATTGATTGGAATACACCATCATATGGTTTCATGCTTTGTGTCAGTAGTCTAACATCACACTTTCTTACACCAGCCTTACCTAACGATGGATTAATTGGTACATTGTTCTTTATCCAATTATTAACATTGTCACACCACGTTGCTGGAAAATAGTTTGGAGTAACGACTATTCTTGGGTACATATTACATCCACCTTGGTCCTTTGTACCACGTTACAAGCGATTGTCTTATCCCACTAGTGACAGGCTGAACTTCGTGAACCATTATTGATGGAAACGCTACTACTTGACCAGCCGTCAGCTTAACGCTAAAATTTTTATGACCTGGAAAGACAAGCTGTCCCCCTTCATAATCTTTTTGATCAGTAAGGCCCACAACCACAGTCAGTTTTTGTACAACAGGCTTACCTGACCAAACAGAATCGGAGTGGAGTGGGTAGCTCATCTGGTTTGATGAGCTGTATGTAGTATACTGTATGACATCTGCATCATACCATATATTGAATCCATACAAGCTTTCATTTGCTAATTTAGCAACATGCTTAAGTTCTTCTGCTAGCTGGGTCTCTCTATTTGACCTTGCAACTTTCATCAAGTAATTTTCTGTTACGCTACCTTTACTTGTCAGAGAGTCACCCTGCTGATCTGAGTACTTTTCAAATATTTTATGTACTCTTTCAACCCACTGCTCATTGAAGAAGTTTTTAATCCACATCACACAATCCTAGAAAAGTTCTTCGTCTTCTCAAATCTAATTACATTGTGGAACTTATCAAACAACTGGTCTGTCTTATGGCTAATGATGAATGTATTAGTATCAGCAGTTAGAGTCTGAATGATCTTCAAGAACTCATCTGTACCATTACTATCAAGAGAGCTATCAAACACTTCATCCATAATCAAGAGGTTGGTAGCAGCACTATTTCTCATCTTAGCAATTGCTCTCCAAGTAAAGAGAACAGCTAGGTTGATTCTCATCTTCTCACCTTCAGAGAATGAATTGTAACTAAACTCATCTCTGAATCTAGACTTAATAGTCTCATTGAACTGCTCATCAATCTCAAACTGAACAAAGAAGTCCATTGCAGCTAAGTACTTGTTGATCAGCTTATTAATGATAGGCATATACTGACGAAGGATCCTAGTCTTGATACCACCATCCTTTAAGAGAGCAGAAGCTGCTTGAAGAATTTCATAATCCTCTAACAGCTTCTGCTTCTTGCTTTCAGCTTCTGTCTTTTGTTTTTGTAGTTCTTTTAGTTTTACTTTTTCTGCGTCGACGTTGGCTGTATTGTTTTCGAGACTACTAATCTCTCCTTCCAAGTATTGAATGAACTTTTGCTTCGATCGAATATCTGTGTCAATGATTGTAGTCGATTGTTGTAGAGACTGGATTTCCTTTTGAATGGCATTGATTGTTCCTATTTCAGTTACAGTCTTTGTATAGTCAGCATCTAGCAATGTAAGGTTCTCTTCAATCTCTTTAACCTGACTTTGCTTTGTAACAATTGACTCGGATTTAAATTCGTGAGGAATGCCTTGCTTACAAGTTGGGCAATCATCATTGTCATGGAAGAATCTAATCTCTTTGTTTAGTTTGACTAGTTTATCATTTGCCTTCTCTTTAAGGATGATAGACTTCTCCATTCTCTTCTGAAGCTTGTCAAGATTAGCAGTACTCTTGAGCTTCTCTTCAATTGTAGATGTTATGCTCTCAACTTCCTTTCGCTGAGATTCAATTATTTCCTCTGTTGCTTTAATATTGGCAAGATACTCATCTACCTTATCCTGCACATTCTTCTTCAAGGAATCAATATAGCTAGTTTGAATATTGATCTTCTCATCGACAAGATCGCTATCATACTTGGCTTGCTTGAGAGTGTCTTGGTTCTCAGTGAGCTTAGACTTCAATAGGGTATTCATAGTAGTGAATACTTGAATGTCTAGCAAGTCTTCAATAACTTCTCTACGGGCAGCAGCAGAGAGTTGCATGAATGGAACATAGGTAGAGGAACCTAGAACAACTACCTGAGAGAATGTTCTATGGTTCATCTTAATGATCTGCTTCTCTACAACCTCTTGATAGTCTTTACTATCGGCATCTTGGTTAAGTAGATTATCATTCTTATAAATCTCAAACTTGGTAGGCTTGACACCTCTAACAATCTTATAGTTGTTATTACCAATTACAAACTCTAACTCAACAACAAGATCTTTACCATTGATAGAGTTAATAAGTTGAGGCTTATTGATCTTTCTAAATGGTTTATTATAGAGAGCAAAAGAGATAGCATCGAGAATAGTTGACTTACCAGAGCCATTAGTACCCACGATAAGGGTAGACTTATGCTTGGTGAGATCAATCTCTGTAAAATTGTTGCCGGTACTTAGTAAGTTCTTCCAGCGTACTTTCTTAAATAGAATCATTGTTTAGTCTGTATTTCCATTGCTTCAATATACAAGTCACCAAGTAACTTATTCAGCTTAGGTACATTATCCTTGTTGCCGATGTATTGATCCGAGAACTTTCTAATGATCGTTAGAGTATCCTCAGCCTCGGATATTATACTTGAATCTTCTTCTAAGTCAAGATGTAAATGGTCCTCTACTACTTGTAGGTCAGCAACACCTGACCTTTCCACTCTATCGATAACACTATCGAACCAATATGGATTTGTTTTGTTCTTGACAATGATCTTTACGAACTTACCCTTGAGGAATGAATAGTCATCAAGTACTACATCCTCTCTTTCCTTATCAAGGTCATCGTAATGATACTTCTCAAATAGAGTAAGAGGATTTGGTACAAACTCAATCTCTCTTGTCTCAGTATCGAAGACATGAAAGCCCTTAGGGTCATCATAGTCAGACCAAACAATCTCATAAGGACAACCAAGATAGGTTACATTACCCTTCGTCGATCTATGGTGGTAGTGACCAGATAGAACAATATCAAACTTCTTAAAGATCTTGGCATCATAACCATGGTCGATAACTGTACCCTTCTGCATCTCGAAGCCAGCAAGCTCAAGATGGCCGAAGCACACTTGTGCATCCGTGTCAGCAATCTTCTCGATTGTGCTATCGAAATTATCACTACACATCCAAGGTACAAGAAGAATCTTTGTGCTACCAAACTGAACTTCTTGGCACTCCTTATACCACTGAATGCCTCTTGGCGGACTACTACCAAACAGTTCAGTCATACAATTGACTTCGTTTGTGTTCTTATAGAATGTGTCGTGGTTACCAATGATGACATGCAAGTTAATATTTGCAAGCATCACAGGATGAATGAACTGATCTCTAAACTTTCTTAGAGAAAGATAGCTGATATACTTTCTACGGTCTACAATATCCCCAAGGTGGATGATATTTTCAATGTTGTTATCTTTAAGGTATGGAAAGAATACCTCTTCGTAGAACCTACCGATGTATTCAGAAAATACAGGTGAGTCACCACGCCCACCGAAGTGCGTGTCAGTGATCAGAGCGATCTTCATAATTTAGTCTTCCTTAATTAACTTCTCTAGGCCCTTCTTTGCCTGTCGGTCAATCTTCTTCTTTAGAGCAGATGCTTCAAACTGCTCAATAAAGTTATCCATGTAATCATTGGATGTATAATCAGTGATCTCAATATCAAACTCACCAAGCTCATCTAACTCTTGAAGGTTCATCAGCTCATGGCTAATCATCTTCTGCTGGGTAACCTTATGCTTGACATACATGTACTTCTTTTCTTTTTGGATACGGCGAAGGAAAGCAAAGTAAATGATCTGTGTAAAGTAAGAGAAAGGGTTAGTGGACTTATCGGGATCGAAGTTATGAAAATAGTTAATACAATTCTCTAACCCATCAGCAATCATCTCATCACGGAAAGTATAGTTGATGAAGTTAGGGCTATAAGATAACTTATTAGCAATCTTAATTAAGCAATCCCCAATGTAGTGAGGGATAACAGGTCTTGGTAGACCCTGAGCCTCTGCTGCTAGTACTATTGCTTTATAGAACTCATCGTTACTAACGTAGTGGTTTGCTTTTTCTTTAACAACGTCCATTATAAATCCTTCTTAAACATAGTAGTATTGTATACTATTCAATTAGTTAGTTCAACCTGTTGACTTTTTGTGTTCACTTTAGTATAATCCCCTTTGTCGGGGTCAGATATATTATTAATGTAAAACAGGAGTGGATTCCACAACTACTGAAGGGCTATCCAGCTCTTCATCATCTTCATATTCTAAAGGATCACTGTAACCATCTTGTAATCCACAGATGTCATTCTCCAGATCCTCATCAAGTATCTTTTGAAAGTTCTCCATGAACCTTAAGTAATACTTAATGATCTTCTCATTAGGTTTAGAGAAGGCTACAATAACATTCTTCTTTAGTGCTACAATGTTATTCTCAGAGAATGGCATTAGTTTAGATGTAGTAACATTTGTTGTCTGGTTGATAGTAGTCTTTAACCTGATTACAACAGGATACTTCATCACAACGTCATCTTCTGTTTCGTTGTGAAGTTCACCAATAATAAAAGAGTCATCATCGCTCAGTTTGACAAGAATGAATGCTGCCATAACTTACCTCAACTGATAGCTCGTGATTTTATATTCGAACTTCTCACTTGTATAAATTCCCACTCGCTCAATAAAATGTTTTAGGGTATGATTCTTAGCCTTCTTCCAAGATAGGTCGTCAGCTATATCATACAACGTTGCTTGTTGCTTATTGTCACCCTTTCTCAAGGCTCTACCAATTGACTGCAGAGATCTGATTCTTGATTTAGTTGGTGAAGCAAACACAACATTGTGTAGGTTTCTAATATTTATGCCTGTTGAGAACGTACCGTAGGAAGCAACGATAATGGCGTTGTCTTCCTTCTCAGTGATCTTTCTTACAAGCTCTCTATCCTCAACATCCACATCACCAGATACAAAGAATATATGTCTATCATCTGTATTCTGCTTTATAATCATTTCATGAAGAGGCTTACCATGCTTCTCTACAAATTGATAAAGAATAAGAGTGTTACCTTTAAGATGTAATGACAACTGAGTTATGAAATTGTTTCTTGCTTCATTACGAACCAAGAAATCAATCTCATCATGGTACTCTGCTCTACAGAATTCTTTCTTGTTGGCATCTGTATGCTTAAGCACAATTGATTGAATCTTAAAGTCAGCTAGATGCTTTTGCTCGATAAGTTCAGCTGTAGTAGTTACTTTCTTAACTGTACCAAATAGACCTTCAAGCACTAGCTTGTGTGTTTGCATACCATCTAGTGTACCAGTGAATCCTAATCTAATAGGGCACTTAGTCATCTTCTCTAGGATAGATGTTAGTGACTTAGCTTTATACTGGTGAGCTTCGTCTCCAATAACAACATCAAACTGTTCATACCATTGTCTTGGCATCTTATGAATAGATTGCCATGTAGATATTACAATCGGTTGATCTGTGTTCTTTTCTCTACCACCCATGATTGTGTGGATGATATCTTCTTCACATCCATACGATATGAAATCGCCTTTCATTTGTTCTACTAGAGAGATTGTAGGAACGATTACAAGGACTCTATAGTGCTCTAGGAACCACTTAGTGATCATATAGATGATTAGTGATTTACCAGAAGCAGTTGGTGATACTAGTAGTGACCTTTTTGCTCTGATGGCATGTAAGAATGCTTCTAGCTGATAGCCTCTTGGCTTAAATGGTAGGTTAAGATCTTGGATGAACTTAACTATAGAATCTTCATCAACAGATGCAAAGCCATCAACATTCTTATCGAATACAACTTTGTAGTTTCGAGTTTCACAAAACTTATTGATATATGGAATCAACCCAAAGTAGATTCGTCTACTCATTGGATTGAATAAATGAATGTCACCAGACCATACCTTATTGCGGTAGGCAGGCATAAACTTGTAACCAGGAACCTTAAAGGTAAAATAATCCCTTAGCTCCATTGCAACACTAGCGTCACAATCAACTGTCACATATACATCATTAAATTTTGAGACGACTAGTGTTTCGGTCATTGTCCTGTCTTAAACTTTTCCCAATCAATTGCACTCTTAACCTGGAACCCTAGGTTCATAATAGACTTGATGATTGATTCAAGCGTATCGATCTTTTCTTGTTGGACAGCGATACGAAGGTTAAGAGTGATAATATCTCCATCACTATCAATATATGTAGGGACGTCTTGTTTCAGGATTTTTTGTAGGAATGGTTCCCACTTCATCTCTTCTAGTGTCTCTTGGTCAAGAACACCAGTATAGTACTCCCACTTCAACTTCTTTAGCTTCTTCATATCTTGTTCAAGCTTACGAAGCAGTAGACGTTCGTGGGAAAATATTTTAAAGTACTTGTGGTGAAGCTTTGGAATGTTCAATGCAACATCACCGAGTTCTGTTCGGTCAATCTTGCTGTCTTTTTCCCATTCACCAAATATG